AGTCCACGACGACACAGCCCTGCGCCTGGGCCACCAGCGCAGTGGTGTTGATCGCTCCGGCGTAGGTGACCAGGGTCGGGGCCTGCTGGTTGTAGCTGGACACCGACCACGGGCCGAGCCAGCCGGTGCTGTTCAGCGCGATCGTGTACTGGTCGGTGGTGGCGGGCAGCACCTGGCCGGTGGTGCCCACGACGTCCCCGACCAGGGTCTGCGTGACCCCGGCCGCGGTGCCGCCGCAGGCGAACGCCAGGATGACGTTGCCGGACGGGTTGGGGATCATGACGCCGAGCGCGGTGCCCCAGGCGGTGATCGCGGACGGGGAGCCGAGGTCGTAGCCGGGCGTGGCGGAGGTCAGCCACAGCGCGCCGTGCGGGGACAGGTTGAGCGGGATCGGCTGGAGCAGCACCCGCGGTCCGGTGGCCATGTCAGACTCCCGTCACGATCGTGTAGTTGCTGGTGAACGTGGTGCGCTGATCGGTGACGTCCCACGGCAGCGGGCTCGGGCCGTTGCCGACCCGGGTGCAGTTGGCGATCCAGGTCCCGTCGATCTGCACCGGGAACTGAGCGCGCAGGATCAGGTCATCGAGGCGCTGGGCTGCTTCCTCAGCGCCCAGCGGGTCCTCGGGGGCTCCGCGCAGCAGCGCCTGGAAGTTGGCCCCGTCCAGGGCTGCTTCCTCGGTGATGTAGCCAGGCCCGCCGCCCCCCGTGATCACAACCAGCCGGTCCGGGCTCGGGGGGACGTACGGACCCGGGCTCAGCGGGTAGCCCAGTTCCTGCCGGTCGTCCCACCCGAGCGAGGCGATCCAGTCCATGATCACTTGCGTCTGCGCGGTCATGCGGCACGCCTCGGCGGTGGCAGGCCCATCTTGCCGCGGGCGGTGTTGTGCCAGTAGATCCAGCCCTTGAGCCTGCTCGGCAGGCCGGACCAGCGCCAGCGGGACTTCTGCCGCAGTTCGGCCTCGGTGAGCCGGTGCCGCTTGGGCGAGCGGTCGTAGACGTCGCGCAGCCCGCGGGTGACCTGCGGGTGGCCGGAGTGGATCAGGTCCCCGAACTCCCACGGCGCGGCAAGCTCGGCCAGGTCGGACAGATCCTCCATCGCGTAGGACATGGCGCGCTCGCCGCCGTCCTCGTAGTAGCTGTCCGCGATGTTGCCGAGCCACACGGCGAAGTGCCGGAACAGCGGCCACTCCAGGTACTTGGGACCGCCGCCGCGGGGGTGGTGCAGGTCCATCCGTTCGTGCTGGTAGTGGGCGTACACCTGATCGACGGTGACCGAGCCCTTGAGCCAGCCGGTGCCGCTATGGGTGCGCTCCAGCAGGGCGCGAAGCTCGGGCGCGGCCGTGCCGGGCATCACTCCCACGCTCCCATGTAGTCGTAGGCGGTGGGCAGCACGCCGGGCCGGACACTGCCGAGGTCGGCAGGGTGGTCGGGCACCAGAACGCCGTCAACGATCTTGGTGTTGCTGTCCTGGCCGGTGAAGATCGTGGGGATGCGGTTGATCACGTGGCCGCCTGTGGCCGTGCCGCTGTCTGCCGCGTCGTCAGCGCCCGGCCCGGTCAGGTTGACCTCGCCTTTGCGGGCGGCTTCCAGCACCTTGACCGCCTCGGTGTAGCGCAGCATCACCGGGTTGGTGGCGGGCATTTCCTTCTGCTTGAGGTAGTAGGTCGTTGCCCACCACGCGGCCAGGTCCAGGGTCAGGCTGGTGATCAGCGAGGGCACCGGGTCGGTGAACTCGGTGTTGGCGTACAGGCTCACCCGGTCGGTGGCCGCGATGATGGCCATCGTCAACTGGTCGTTGCTCAGTTGCGCGGCGGTCCCGGTCCCGGCGTCAGTCGAGTCCAGCACCAGCTTGAGCGCGTCGGTGCTGGCATACAGGATCTGAGGGGCCGGTGCTGTCATCCAGTGCCCCGGAAGATGCCGTCAGGCGAGGTTCCGTCCGCGATGTTCAGCGCCTGCTGGGCGGACAGGCTGGTCAGGTTGCCCGCGCCGCCGTAGGCTGTCTCCGCAGCCGAGCCCGGGGCGATGTCCACGATGGTCCCGGCCTTCACCCGGAACGTGCCGCCGTCCCAGGTCACCTGAGTGTCGGTGTTGACCATCCTCGGGTTGAGCGCCATCGCGGCCTCCTAGTTGTGAAGGCCCGCATGGCCTACGGTGTCCTGGCCGTCCACGAACGGGCGCAGGTTGCCCGCGCCGATCGCCTGGTAGAGCAGTTGCGGCGGGGTGCTGCCTGCCGAGCTATCGCAGATGATCACCTGGCCGCGCTGGAAGTTGACCCCCCACAGTTCCGACCAGGCGGTGGCCGCGGTGCTGGCCGAGCCGTAGGTGCCACCGGTCGCCGCACCAGGTGCGATCGTGATGTTGCCAGTGACCACGAACCGGGCGAGGGCCATCAGTACCCCCAGGACGGTGCGGGGATGACGGCTCCGCCGACGCCGAAGCCGCTGTCCCGGGGCGCGATGGAAAGCTGGCCGAATGTGAAGCCGCTGAGGTGGGCGCGGACCGCCGCGGTGACGGGGATCGAGGTCGCGCTGCCGGTGGCGGTGGCCGTGACCACTTCGCTGGCCGTGCCCGTGTCGATCAGCAGCAGCATGCCGCTGGTGAAGCTCGCGCCGCCGCTGACCACGGTGATCGCGGTGCCGCCTGCGGCCAGCCCCGCGCTGGCGGTGCCAGTGGGTGCGACGGGAGACAGCCGGTAGTACCACTCGCACGCCGAGCACCGATAGGTGACCACGCCGTCGATGGCGACGAACATGCGCAAGCACCGGCACCGGGGGCAGGTGAGCCGGAGCGTGGTCGGCTGTGCGGCCATGGATCACGTCCTCCGCGCTGGGGCGGCCTTGGCACGGGCGGCCCGTGGCGGGATGTCCACCGCATCCTGCTCGGGCGGGCTGTCCTCGGTGCCGGGCTGCGGCTCGTTCGCCTCGGGCGGCTCCACCATCGTGATCGTGCTGGACCCGGGCGGGTCCGGCCGCGCACCTTCGGGCGGTCCGGGCAGGCCGATCCGCTTGCCGGTGCGCCGGTTGATCGAGATCCCCGACAGTTGCTTGGGGTGGATGGCGGGCAGCGGCTCGCCGGAGTCCTTCACCGAGCGGATCATGGGGAACGCCTTGAGCGGGGGCAGGAAGTTGGCCGCCATGTCGTCGGTGAGGTCGATCGTCTCCCCGGCCATCACCAGGTCGGTTTCCCGGTTGGGGTCCCCGATCCGCGGGACGGACAGGTTGACGATGGCCTGGTAGGCAGACATCAGACTCCCGACAGCAGGCAGATCGACAGCGGCTGGTCCAGGCCGATGGCGCTCGCCCGCTGGGTGTCGGAGCGGAAGGTCTTGCGGGGCTCATCGCGGTACAGCGGACCGGCGATGAAGGGCAGTTCGTCCGCGATGAAGCCGCAGCGCTTGCGCTGCATCACGATCGCGTTGCCCGCGGGCACCTGGCGGCTGACCATGACGTCCAGGGTCAGGATCTTCTGAGGCAGGGTGCCGGTGTACAAGAGGTTTTCGCTCGCAATGTCACCGACGTACGGAGCCGCAAAGGTGTTCGATTGAAGCAGCGTGTTCTTGGTCCCGTGGTTGATGATCAAGGTATCGGCCTCAAAGCCGAGCCACTGCGTCATGCCGCTGGGCGCGGTGGTGGCGGCGTTCTCCACCAGGAAGCTGGCCTGCGCGAGGTCGGCCCGGATCGTGGCCCCGGCCGACGCCCAGGTGTTGGCCACGGCCAGGGTCTGGATGTTGGCATTGGCCACGACAGCCGAGTAGAACGCGGTGTTCCAGGAGTAGGTCATCGTGTTCTTGACCTGCATCAACTGGCGCGTCACGGGGTCCACCGACTGGCGGCGGCGCATTTCGTCGCTGACCATGATCGCCATGGCGCGCTCATGCGCGAACACCACCCGGGGGATGCCCACCGAGGTCGGCACGATCGGGACCTCAGCGAACTCGGCCCGGATCTCGGGGAAGTCGTCCGCGTACAGCGGGGTGGACTCCGCGAAGCGGACCGCGCCGCTGGGTGCCGACCCGCCAGGACGCAGCACCGAGTCCACGATGAACTCGTTGCGGGTCATGTCGAGGATCAGCGCCGGGATGGTCAGCGGGTCCTTCATCAGTTCGGCAACGGTTACCCGCGGGGAATCGCTGTATCCGCGTGCTGGCGTGGGCATTGATCAATTCCCCTCAGAAGATCCGAACTCGGCCCAGGAAGAACGACGTGGCACCGAGCCCGCCGAGCGCCTGGGTGAGCATGGCGGCAGACACGCCGCCTGGATGGGTGCAGACCCCGACTACCTGGTCTGCGGCCGGGCCAGCGCCTGCTGGCCCGACCGTGCCGTTGGCGGCGGCAAGCAGCTTGCCACCGGGGGTAACCGCGGCCGAGTACCAGGCCCAGATGTCCACCCCGCCGTAGTAGACCGACACGAAGTCATCGAGGACGCTCATGTCGATCAGCGGCGCACCGTAGGTGTTGGCTGCCCCGGTCTGCGCGGTGAGCACGTTGCCGTCCTTGCCGACCACGCCGAGGACGTGGGTGGACGCAGCGACGGCGGGCTTGACGGTCAGGTCCGTGGTGCCTGCGGTCTGCGTCGTGGGCTCAGCAAGCTGACCACCGAACATCAGCGTGCTGACCTGGTAAGACGCCGCACCTTGCTTGTAGTGCGGGAGAACTGCGGTCATAGCGCTGACCCCTTCTCAGTTGCTGTTGGACACGCCCACGCCCAGCCCAAGCTGGTCGCGGTAGGTGGACGCCCGGAACGCGCCGCCCGCGGTGGTGACGGCGGTCTGCTCGGCGGCGGAAAGCTCAACCACCGTCCCGGCCTTGATCGTCTTGGCGGGGTGCGCGTAGTCGGTGGCGGCGATCGTGAACGTCGTGGTGATCAGGACGCGGGCCATGGCTCAGACCAGGCCCAACTGGTCCTTGGCGCGCTGCACGACGTCAGCGCGGGCCTTGGCCGCCTCGGACTCGGCGTCCTCGGGCTCCAGCGTGGTGCCCAGTTCCACGCCCATGTCCAGCGACTGGGTGACCCGGGCGAACTCGGCCAGCACCTTGCGGACGATCTGCCCGGCGTCCACCGACGTCCCGTTGGACAGGTCGATCACGTGGCCCGCGCCTTCCAGCAGCGGCTGCGCGAGGTCGGCCACCACGGGCGGCACGCCTCCGGCGATCAGCCTGCGCCGCTCGCCCTGCCAGCGCTCGCCGTCAAGCTGGGCCTGGATGATCGCCAGTTGCCTGGCGTTCTCATCACCTTGTGCCCCGGCAAGCTCCAGCGCCAGGACCGCCTCCTGGCTCAGCCCAGCGGCAGCGGGCTCGGGCTCCAGATCCTCGGCCTGGAGGCTGGCTTCCCAGGCGGCCAGTTCCTCATCGGACATGGCGTCGATCTGTGCCTCAAGCTCGGCCAGGGCCGGGTCGCCTTCGGGGTCGGTCCCGGGCTCGCCGCCGACGTCGCCAGCGGTGGGCGCGGTGCCTTCGGGCATCTGCGCGATGAGCGCTGCGAGCTTGTCCGGGTCCAGGCCGAGCAGCTTGGCCAGCTTGTCCTGGTCCGCAGTGTCGAGGTCAGGCATTGGTGGTTCCTCTCCGGTGAACGTGAACGTCTCACCGCTGAGATCGACGGTGACCTGGACGTCGTTGGCGGCAGCGACTGCTTCCCAGCCGCCCATGCCGGGGATGCGGGGGTCCAGCGTGCAGAGCACGTGCTGGATGGCGCGGGCGAACTTGCGGCCGTCTGAGCGGTCGTAGCCCTCTACGATCCGGGCGGAGACGCCGACGCCGGGGTTGTCGGCCAGCACCGCCTGGCCGCGCCTGGTGGGCACCATTTCGATCCAGAGCCCGTCCGGCTCCAGGCTCATGTCGGTGATCTGGCCGCCCGTGCGCTCTACGTCGTTGGTGTGCTTGTTCTCATCGCCAGCTAGCTGGAATGGCACCTGGTCGTAGGCCCGGTTGCGGAAGGACTCCACCAGCCCGGACAGGTAGCCCCGGTCAAAATTGAGGACCCGGCCCTTGTAGTGGATCTCCCCGAGCGGCAGCAGCTTCTTCCGCCACTTGCCACCTGCCTGCCTGGCCTGGTGACCCGTGAACGGGGTGAGCAGTGCCAGGCTCATCCAGCGGCCTTCCGCTCGGCACGGCGGGCGAAGTTGTGCGCCCGAGCGTGCGGGAAGCCGCGCTTGCGGAGTTTGCCGTAGATCGTCTGGCCCTTGGGGCCGAGCCCGGTGGTGACCCGGGGGCCATCGCTCGCGCCGGTTACGGGGGTGGCCGCTGCCAGGTCGGTGTTGGACAGGTTGGCGTTGATCGCCGGGATGCCGTACGCCCTCATCAGGTCGGTCTGC